CTCTAAGAAGTGAAGTGAAGGGAAGTGAAGTAACACCTAATTCCGTTCCTGACGGAACGGGCGCCGAGGCGCCCAAGGCTCCCGCCGACCTGACCAAGCAGGAGCTGTGGGCTGCCGGCAAATCGCTGCTGCTGCAGGCCGGCATGCCCGCAGCTCAGTGCGGCAGCTTCGTGGGCAAGCTGGTCAAGGACTACACCGACACCATCGTGGTGGAGGCTGTCCGCAGCGCCGTGGTGCAGCAGCCGGCCGACCCTGCCTCGTTCCTGAAAGCGACCTGCCAGCGCCTCGTGGGCGAACGCCGCGCCACTGTCAGCGACAAGTTCTCGGTTGCGGGCAACGACTACACGGCCAGCCGGGCCGCTGCGGAGGAATCTATGCGCCGGGCCGGCATCGAAGTGAGCGAAACAGACGACTTGCCACTGTAGGAGGTGACGAATGGAAGATTTCTCGAAAATCGCTGGTGGTCTGGTGGGCAAGGACAGCCTGCGGGAGGTGCACGGTACCTGCCAGACCCACGGCGACAGCACCGCGTTGCTGCACGCCCGCTTCGGCCCGCAAGAATGGTTTTGTGGCGAATGCGCCCTCGCTGCTCGAACTGCCGCCGACTATGCGGTGTGGGCGGAAGATCGTAAGAAGTCCCTCTATCGCGGTTCCTGCGTTCCGGATCGCTATCTTGGCGCTCGATTCCAGGTGGCGACGCCGGCCCAGCGCAAGGTGCGCGCCACAGTTCGAGCCTTCCGGGACGCGATCGGCCGCGAGCGTAAATGGGCAACCCTCATCCTGGTGGGAATAACCGGAACCGGCAAGACACTGCTGGCGTGCGAACTGGCGCAGTCGCTTATCGAGAACTTGCTGATGTCGGTTCGCTATTGCACCGCCATGCAGATGATTTCGGAGATCCAGGCTTCCTACAACGACGACCGAAAGACCGAGGAGGGAGAGGTGCGCCGCTTCACCGGCTATGACCTGCTGATCCTGGACGAGATCGATGCAATCCGCTCGACCGACAACGCCAGGGCGCTGCTGACCGAGGTCATGAACCGGCGCTACAACGCGAAAAAGCCCGTGGTCGTGATCACCAACCAGACGCTGGAGGAGCTGCCGAAATACGTCGGCGACCGCGTGTATAGCCGCCTGGAAGAGAACTCGCTCAAGTGCACGCACGACTGGGCAGATCAGCGCGTGGCAACCGCCTGCTGACGAAAGATGCCGTAACTTCAACACACAAGGATGACGATGAATTCCAAAGCCCAGCCAAGCGTACGTCGCGGCCCGCCCGCTGCTCGAACTGCCGAGCATAGCCACGATCCCGTGGACCTTTGCCTGGAACTATGGAAGGAGTGGATGCAACAGTGCGACCGTGACCTGGGCGCCCATACCATGCGCGGCCTGGCCGGCGAAGGTGACGGCTATGGCTCGGGCGACGTCTACGAAGCGCAGCGGCGGACCGACATGCGCATCGGCGAGGCGACCAACGCGCAGATCGAGAACCTGAGCCGGATCCACTATTGGGCCATCTACCGCGCGTGCTCGATAGCCACGGCGTGGCGGTTCCCCAACGCCGACTTTATCCAGGTGCTGGCCGAGGCACGCGACGAACTTGAAACGAAATTGCGCAAAAACATTTGCACCGCAGTTCTTTTCGGATAATAATTGCGGCACTGGGTGACTTCGCTCGCCCAAAGAAAAGTAAAGCCACCCTAACCCGGTGGCTTTTTTGTTTTGGAGCTTCCGATGCGCGTATCAGCACTCAAGGGCGATCCGGGTTACAGCCCGCACTCCGTCGGTGTCAACGTGTATCTGGATGGCGAGCCGATCTCCCACTGCTTCACAGCTGACGACGACCAGGGGTTGGTCGTCGTTGCCGACCTTGATGAGAACGGTCACTATCGCATCGACCTTGCGACCGAACAGGTAATCATGCGCTATCGCTTCGGCATCGTTCGCATTGAGCGCTCGCCATGCCTCAGAAGCTAACCTCTCTCAAGCCGCGCATCAGCACCCAGCTGGTCGCCAAGGTCCAGACTCTGACCCCATCGGCCGGCACGGTGCAGCGCAAGCGCGGCTATGCAGGCGTCATCGACCGCAGCCGCATCCGTGCGCGGGACATGGGCCTGTGCCAAGAATGCGTCCGGCAAGGAACGCCTGGCCCGGGCTGGCTGGTCGACCACATCGTCGCATTGTGGGAAGGCGGTAGCGATGAGGACGAGAACAAACAGACCCTCTGCAAACGTCACCATGACGAGAAGAGCGCAGAGGAAGCGGCGCGGCGCGCGAGCGGCGGCTGATCGGCACATGTTGCTGTCGATGCAATAGAGCAAGGTGGGGGGGTGTAAAAGTCCAGGCGTGCCCCGGGCGACACCGACATGTACCCCACGCGCAAAAAAATCCCCCGGTTTTCAAAATGAGGAATTCAAATGGCGGGCGTCAAAGGGCGTAGCGGCGGCGCGCGGCCCGGCGCTGGCCGTAAGCCGAAGCCTAAGCCGGAGAGTGCTGTCCAGGTCGGCATGGAGCCGCAGCCCCACGGCGGCGCGCTCAAGCGAAAGAAGGCGGCGCCGGTCCAAGTCGCGCCCCGCGACATGTTGACGCTGCTGCAAGACATCGCGCTCGGTGTGGTCGAGGTCAATGGCACGCAGTTGCGTGCGGCGATCGCGGCGGTCCAGTACACGCACGCAAAAAAGGGCGAGAGTAGCGGCGCCAAGGAAGCGAAAGACGCGGCAGCAAAAGCTGCTGGCGCTGGGAAGTTCGGCCGGCGCGAGGCGCCCAAGCTGGTCGCCGCCGGAGGAAAGAAAGTTTAATCCGTGGAGAGGGTCATGAAGGAGTCGCTATTAAATGCGGAGAAAGTCCGTGACGTTCTTTCCTACGACCCTGATACCGGTTTGTTCGCTTGGAAGAAAACTGGAAACCGAGCTCTAAAAATTGGTGATCGCGCAGGGTACTTACATCCGCGTGGTTACGTGTATATCAAGATTGGCAACCATAGCTACGCGGCCCATAGGCTCGCCTGGCTTATTGTGCATGGACAATGGCCGCAGGACCAACTAGATCATCGAAATGGCGTTCGTTCGGATAATCGAATATCGAACCTGCGGCCATGTGTTGGGTCGACAGAGAACAATCAGAACACCGCGAAATACGGGTCAAATCGGACGGGGTTCCATGGCGTAGGTTGGCATAAGGCGTCGGGCCGCTGGCGCGCAAGAATCAACGCTGGCGGTCGTCAGTATCATCTTGGCGCGTTTGACACTCCCGAGGAGGCCAGCGCGGCATATCTGGCAGCAAAGGCGCGCCTGCACGATTATCAGCCTGTCCCGCGAAATGCTTGAGTGGACGACCTCTTGTAAGGATTGGGAGGAGCGGATCGTCAACCGCGAGAACCTGCTTCCGTGTGGCCCGCTGTTTCCGGAAGTTGCGGCAGACGCCTGGACCATCTGCCAGGAGTTCGTGCTGACAGACGTGATGGGTCAGCCAACCATGGGCGAAGCCACCCTGCCCTGGATGCGCAACCTGATTGAAGTCATCTTCGGCGCGGAAAGCCCCGAGGATGGCCGCCGGCACATCAACGAATTCTTCTGGCTGGTGAGCAAGAAGAACGCCAAGTCGACCGGCGCCGCGGCGATCATGCTGACAGCCCTGCTGATGAACTGGCGGCAGTCAGCGGAGTTGTTGATCCTCTCCCCGACGAAGGAAATTGCGGACAACAGCTACAAACCGATTCGCGACTTCATCAAGGCCGACGACGAGTTGTCCGCCCTGCTGAAGGTGCAGGACTACTTCCGGACGATCACGCACCTGGAGACTGGCGCTACGCTGAAGGTTGTGGCCGCAGACTCGGACACGGTGTCCGGCAAGAAGGCCTCGTTCGTGTTCGTGGACGAATTGCACGAATTCGGCAAGCAGGCGAAGGCCAGCAACATGCTGCTGGAGGCAACCGGCGGCCTGGCATCGAGGCCTGAGGGCTTCGTGATCTACGCCACGACCCAATCGGCGGAGCCGCCGGCCGGCGTGTTCAAGGCCAAGCTGGACTATGCCCGCAAGGTGCGCGACGGCCAGGTGGTCGACCGTAAGTTCCTCCCGTTGATCTACGAATTCCCGAAGTCGATGTTGGACGCCGGCGCCCACATGGACCTGCGCAACGCCTACGTGACGAACCCGAACTGGGGCGCTTCGGTGGATATCGAGCGCATCACCCAGTTGCACAGCCAGGCGAAGGAAAGCGGCGAGCAGGAATTTAAGGAGTTCCTGGCGAAGCACCTGAACGTCGAAATTGGCCTGAATCTGCGTTCCGACCGATGGGCCGGCGCGGACTTCTGGGAAAAGTCCGCGGATGCATCGTTGGCCGACCTGGAATCCCTGCTGGCGCGCTGCGAAGTAGCTGTTGTCGGCATCGACGGCGGCGGCCTGGACGACTTGCTTGGCCTTGCCGTGGTGGGCCGCGAGCGCGAAACCGGCAAATGGCTCATGTGGTGCCACGCCTGGGCGCACGAAATCGTGCTCGAGCGCCGCAAAGAGATCGCGCCACGCCTGCTGGACTTCCAGAAGCAGCGAGACCTGACCATCGTCAAGCGCCCGGGTGACGACGTGCAGCAAGTGGCCGACGTGATCTGCCGCGTGCGTGACTCGGGCCTTCTGCCAGAAGAAAAGGGGATCGGCGTTGACGCTGCCGGCATCGGCGATGTAGTTGACGAGCTGATCACCGAGGCGCGCGGCATCACCATGGAGCAGATTGTCGCCATCTCGCAGGGCTATCGGCTCAATGGGGCGATCAAGACGACCGAGCGGAAGGTTGCGGCGCGCGAGCTGCTGCACACCGACAGCGCCATGATGAATTGGTGCGTGGGCAACGCCCGGATCGAGGACAAGGGCAACGCAATCCTGATCACGAAGGCCGCCTCCGGAAAGGCAAAGATTGACCCGCTGATGGCGGGCTTTAACGCGGTGTCGCTGATGGCCCTCAATCCCGTAGGCCAGGCGATGCCGGAAATTATTGACTTGGGCTGGTAAATGACCGCAAAGCTACTGAACTTGGAAGCAGCGCGCCATGATTCCCGTGTGCTTGGCGCGTGGATCGCGCAAGACGCCGGGCGCGGCGCTCGTGCTGGTGTTCAGGCTTTCGGTGAGAACTCGTCCCAGCAATTGAATGTTGACGAGCTGGCCAATCTGCTGGGCGCGGCGAACCGTTCCGTCACGGGCTACGCGGTCACGGAAGACACAGCCATGCGCGTATCGGCGGTCTATGCGTGCGTGTCGCTGATCGCTGGCGCTATCGCCTCCCTGCCAGTTGGCATCTTCAAGCGCGTGGGCAACGAGCGCAGCGCCGCGGATCACGACTACTGGTGGATGTTCAACGAGCTGGCATCCGATGGCTGGACCGCATTTGATGCCTGGAATGCAATTCTCACTTCCAAGCTCCTCTCCGGCGATGGCCTGGGAGAGCTGATTCGCGCGAACAAATACAGCAACCGCGTTATCGGCTGGAAGCCGATCCCGCGCGCGAACTGGAGCGCGTTCCGCAATCCAAAAAACCGCGCCGAAGTCCTGTACCTGGTAACGCCAGCCGATGGCGGCCCGTCCTACGTGCTGACGCGCGACGACGTCATCCATCTGAAAAGCCCTGGCTACGATGGCCTGACGAGCCCCAGCCCGATCACCTACGCAGCGCGCGATGCGATCGGCACCGCGCTGGCGTCGCAAGACTACACCGGCAAGTTCTTCGCCGGCGGCGGGAACTTCGACTATGCGCTGAAGACCGCCGCCAAGCTGGACAAAAACCAGAAGGACATGCTGAAGGCTTCGCTGATCGCACGCGCGCAGACCGGCGGCCGAGGCCCGCTGATCCTGACTGGCGGCCTTGAGCCGGCGCAGCTCTCGGTCAACGCGAAGGATGCAGAAGTACAGGCCGCGAAGCTGTTCACGGTCGAAGAAATCTGCTCAATCCTGGGGGTTCCCCCCTACATGATTGGGCACACGACCAAAGCAACGTCCTTCGGCACCGGCATTGAGCAGCAGGGGATCGGCTTCGTCCGTTACACCCTGCAGCGACACCTGACACCGGTGGCGCAGGAGCTGAATAGCAAGCTGTGGCCGACCCGCGAGCGCTACTTCGTGGAACACATCACGGACGCGCTGGTGGCCGCCGACATGAAGGCGCGCTACGAGTCGTACCGCATCGCCCTGGGCCGCGCAGGCGAACAGCCGTTTATGACCACCGACGAAGTGCGCCGCAAGGAAAACCTGGCGCCCAACGCGGAACTGAACATCAATCAAGGGGCAAACGATGCCGCATCAACTGATCAAACTGCTAGCGAGTAACAAGGCGCGCCCTGCGCATGTTCCTCTATCCTGCATCGTCAAGAACGCTGCGGGTGAGCCCGAGATCCTGATCTACGACGCCATCGTGGCCGACGATATCACCGCCGAATGGTGGGGCGGCGTGTCAGCGGAAACGCTGGTCCCGGAGATCCGCAACATCAAGGGCGGCAATGTGCACCTGCGCATCAATTCCCCCGGAGGCGACGTATTCGCCGCCCAGGCCATCGCGCAGGCCATCAAGGACACCGGCGCCAAGGTGATCGCGCACATCGACGGCTATGCGGCATCCGCCGCCACCGTGATCGCCATCGCCGCCGACGAGGTGGACATTTCCGAAGGCGGCTTCTTCATGATCCACAACGCCTGGACTTTCGCCATGGGCAACGCGTCGGACATGAAATCCACCGCGGCCCTGCTGGATAAGGTGGACGGCACCCTGACGGCGCAGTACGCCAAGAAGTCCGGCATGAAGGTCGACGACGTGAAGGCGGCTATGGACGCTGAAACCTGGTACACCGCCGACGAGGCGGTTGCCTGCGGCCTGGTCGATCGCATCGCCACCGGCGCCAAAGCCAAGAACCAGGCGGCCTGGAACCTGTCGGCCTATGCCAAGGCCCCGAAAGTCGAGCCAGACCAGCCGGAAGAGCCGGACACCGTCCACGCATCTGAAGAACATCGCGCGCGCCAGCGGCAACGCATCGCCATGATGGCGCGCCTCCAAGTTAGCTGACGCTCTCGCGTTACTAAACCAGCCGCCCTCGAGGCGGTTTTTTTTCGCCACTTAACCGGGCCGCGAGAGCGGAACCTGACAGAAAGGTACGAAATGAGCAAGCTTGCACAACTGCGCGAACAGCGCGACCTGAAGGCCAAGGCAGCCAACGAGCTGAACAACAAATACCCCGCAGACCAACGCATGCCGTCGGCAGACGCCGAAAAGCTGGACCAGATCCTGGCGGAAGTCACCGCGATCGACAGCGAAATTTCGCGCGAGCTGAAGCTGGTCGAGCTGGCCGGCCAAGACCCTCAAGCGCAGCACGAAGCGCTGCTGAACAAGCACACCAAGGAAGAGAGCCGCCAGTCCGACGAATCCCGCGGCTTGCGTGCCTTCCTGACCGGTGGCCTGATGAACATGTCGCAGGAAGACCGCAATCGCATCATCGCGCGCCAGACCCCGGATATCCGCGCTGCGATGTCCACCACCACTCCGGCGGAAGGCGGCTACACCACCGCGCCGGAATACCAGAAGGCGCTGGAGCAGCTGATGAAGGCCTACGGCGGTATGCGCGCCGTGGCCACCCGCATCCAGACCGGTACCGGCACCCAAATGAACTTCCCGACCACCGACGCGACGGCGGAGGAAGGTGAAATCGTGGCGCAGAACACTGCGGTCACCGGTCTGGATACCACCTTCGGCAACACCACCCTGGACGTCTACAAGTACTCGTCCAAGAAGATCGCGCTGCCGTTCGAACTGATCCAAGACAGCTTCATCGACATCGAGGGCTACATCCGCGAACTGCTGGCAATGCGTCTCGGCCGCATCGGCAACAAGCACCACACCATCGGCACCGGCTCCAGCCAGCCGCGCGGCATCGTGACCGCGTCTACCGTCGGCAAGACCGGCACTACCGGCCAGACCCTGACCGTGACCTACGATGACTTGGTGGATCTCGAGCACTCCGTCGACCCGGCCTATCGCGGCCTGCCTGGCGTCGGCTTCATGATGCACGACTCGTCGTTGAAAGTCGTTCGCAAGCTCAAAGACAGCCAAAACCGTCCTATCTTCGTGCCGGGCTACGAGCAGGGCAACCCGGGTGGCGCTCCGGACCGCCTGCTGGGCCGCCCGATCTACATCAACCAGGACATGCCGGTCATGGCGGCCAACGCCAAGTCCATCCTGTTCGGCGCCTACAGCAAGTACCTGATCCGCGACGTGATGGACCTGACCTTGTTCCGCATGACCGACTCGGCCTTCACGCTGCTCGGTCAGGTGGGCTTCGTTGCCTTCCAACGCATGGGCGGCAACTTGGTCGACGCCGGCGGCGCGGTCCGCCACTACGCCAACTCGGCGTCCTAAGCAACCGGCGCCCCGGCCGCGGCTGGGGCGCATCTCCTGGAGTAAGACATGGCAAAAGCCAAAACACAAGAAGGCAAAGTCAAGGCCCGCGTGCTGGTGGACTGCGCCCATGGCAAGTGCAATGAGGTGGTGGAAGTCGACGCGATCGAGCTCGAAGGACTGGCCGGCGTGCTGGATGCTGATCCTGCCGCTGTCGCTTACGCCGAATCGCTGGCAACCGAGTAAGGAGCCGCCATGGCCTTGCAATATTCCGTCGCGGTAAACAATGCCAGGCTCGATCAGGTCGAGGCGATCATCGGCACCTCGCCGAAGCTTCGCATCTTCAGCGGTTCCGCGCCGGCCAACTGCGCGGCCGCCGACACCGGCACGCTGCTGGCCGAGCTCTCCCTACCTTCCGATTGGATGGCCGCGGCGGCATCGTCCAGCAAGGCCTTGGCCGGCTCGTGGACGGGCACCGCCTCCGCCGGCTCCAGCACGGCGCCAACGCACTTCCGTATCACCAACACCGCCGGCTCGGCGGTGGGCATGCAGGGCTCGGCCGGCGTCGGCTCGGGTGACCTGCAGGTGAACGGCTCGATTACGAATGGCCAGACGGTCACCGTGACGAGCTTCAACCTCACTTCGCCGACCTAACGGGAGAACGCCTTGCACATCAATAAGAAGCTGGAATACGTGTTGATCCACATGGACGGCATTGCCACGCACGACGATGCGCCGGCCGCCGAGGTGATCGAAGCGCTGACTCGCGTGCGCGATGCGGCCAACAAGGCTATCGCGGATGTGGCTGAGCGCCGCGCCGACGAACAGCAGTAACCGGAACCGCAAATATGCTGGCCAACTGGGTATATCAGAAGACCACGACCACCGGGACGGGGGACTTGACACTGACCACTGTCAGCGGGTTCTCCAAGTTCTCCGACCAGTTCGTCATCGGCCAGCCGTTCTACTACGAGATCCTGAAGGATGCCGACGGCACGCCTGTGGAGGTGGGGATCGGCAAGCTGACGAATTCCACCACGCTGCAGCGCGTGACCGTCATGCAGACCATGTCCGGCGGCGTGTTGACCAACACAGGCGCGACTGCGGTCGACCTGGCCGCCGGCACCTATCGTGTGATCTGTTCCATTCCCATGCAGGCTGGTATCGGCATCGCGCCGCCCGGCGCCAATAGCTTGGCGGCGAACCGCGGAGGCCTGCCGTACCCTCTCGTGCCCAACGTGAATAGCCGCGCGCTGACCGCCAACACGATGCACGTAGTTGCCGGGCGCGTGGACGCCGGCAAAGGCATTTCGGCCCTGGGCGCCCACGTCACCACCGCAGCCGGCACGTCGAGCGATGTCCTGCGGATCGGGCTGTACCCGGTGATGCCCGATGGTTCGGCGGGCCCGTTGGTGGCAGAGTCGGGCGATCTGCGCTGCGACACCACTGGCGTGAAGTCGGCATCGGTCGTGGACGGAAAAACAAACATTCCGCCTGGCTGGTACTACTTCGGCATGCTGTGCAGCGCGGCGCCGAGTTTGCGAGCTGGCAACACCACCACCTTCGCGCAGGTTGGCCCACTCGGCATGCTGGATGCCGGCGCGCCGTACGTGTACGCCACCTGCGCAGCGGTATCGGCCGGTTGGACCTCGATGCCAAGCTCGATGCCAACCATCAGTTCGCTGACCCAGGCGCAATTCCCTGCCCTGCCAATCGTTTATTACTGACATGATCACGTACACCGAAAAAGGCGCGGGGCTGCACGAGGCCATCACCAAGGCTGGGCATTGGCTGCGCGAGGCTGACGGCCAATGGATTTCGTCGAACGACGCAGCAGTCCAGGCGATCATCGACGGGTACACCCTCGCCGATGCGAAGGCGGCGCGCATTCAACAGGTGCTTGCCCATGCCAAGGCGCTGCGCGACAAAGTCGTGGCGGCCGTCAGCCCGGGCGAGATGTCTTGCTGGGCGATCAAGCGCGCCGAGGCAGTGCAGTTCCGCGCCACGGGAGATGCCGCGCAATGCCCAGTACTTTCATTGGAGGCCCAGCACCGCCAAGTCACGCTGGATACCCTCGTGACCAAGGTCGAAGCGAATGCAACGCGCCTTTCCAGCGTCGAAGCCGTAATTGGCGGCGTGGACGGCAGGCATCGTGATGCCATCGCCGCATTGACCACCTTCGAGGCCGTGGCCGCCTACAACTTCAGTACCGGCTGGCCGGAAGTCTAATGTCGCTGGGGCTTACCTCTCTTGGCCTCACCCCTCTCGGGATTGCAGCCGAGCCAGAGGGTGCCACCGGCGTCACGGCCACCGCGTCGATCACGGAGGCGGCCGACACCGCGTCGGCGGCTGCGGCTGTTGCTGTAGCGGCTACCGCGACCATCACCGAAGCCGCAGACTCGGCAGCCGGGGCGGCGCAGATCGCGGTTGGCGGCTCGGCCTCAGTAATTGAGCCCGGCGACACTGCGGCCGCATCCGCCGCAGTCGCAATTTTGCTGTCGGCGGACATCACCGAGGCCGGCGATTCGTTGGCAGCCACGGCGACGGCTGTCAGCGGCATTGTTGCGAACGCAAACATTTTTGAACAAGGCGACACCCTGGCTGCAGTCGCGGAGCTTGGCTCTCCGCCGGCAGAGCTATATGCCCGCGCGCCGGCTGGCGCTGGTTATACGCCGCGGCGGGTGGTGGCCACCGCGCGCCCCGCAATGACAGCCACGCGTCGCCCATCCGCAATACAGGACAACAACCGATGACCACTCGACTGATCACGCCGCCGGCTACGCCCGCCCTGAGCCTGGCTGACGCAAAAGATGCGCTGAAAATCGACACCAGCGACCAGGACGCGCAGGTCGAGGCCTGGGTGGCCGGCATTACCGCGCACGCCGAGCACTTGACGGGCCGCGCATTCGTTACGCAAACCTGGCGCGTCACCTTGGACGCATTTCCGGATGCGATCGAGCTGGCGCACCCGCCGATCAGCGCCGTGTCGTCGGTCAAGTTCATTGATACCGACGGAGTGCTGCAAACGCTGGATCCGCAGGACTATGTGCTGGACAAGGAGAGCGAGCCAGGCTACATCGTGCCGGCGCCCGAGAAATCGTGGCCCTCGACCGCCAGCCAGATCAACGCGGTGAAGGTTGAATACACCTGCGGCTACGGCGTGGATACCGACATCCCCCCAAGCATCCGCCTATACCTGATCGCCAAGCTGCGCGAGCAGTACGATCCCGCGATCAAGGCGGACAAGGGGAATGTGCAAAGCAGCTTCCTCGATCGCCTGCTGGACCGTGGAACGGTGTTCGCATGAGCCTGTCCGCGAACCTGCGCCACAAGGTGGCGATCCAGGCCCGGGTGGGCACAACGGACGACCTGGGGCAGCTGAGCGACACCTGGAGTACCGTCGCTGAGCCCTGGGCAGACATCCGCTACCTGAATGGCATGTCGGCCATCAAGGCCGGCGCCGACCATTCGGTGGTCCAGGCGTCGATCCGTTTGCGCTACCGCACCGGCCTGAACGCAGGCATGCGTGTTGTGCACGGCGCGACAGTGTTCGAGATCCAGGCAATCCTGCCTGACGAGCACGGCCGCGTCTATATGGACCTAGCGTGCAAGGTGATCCAGTGAGCTTCCTTCGCGTCGACCTGGCGGGCCTGAATGGCCTGCTCGACACCATGGGCGAGCGTGCAGAGGCCGCCGCGCGGCCAGGCGCCCAGGCGGCGGCGCAGGTTCTATACGATGAAGTAAAGAAGAATGTCAGCGCGATCGGGCGTAGGTCCGGCAACCTGGAACGATCAATCTACCAAGCCTATTCGGAAGCGAACAGCGGCGCCGGCCGCGCGACCTACCACGTGAGCTGGAATCCGCGCAAGGCGCCGCACGGCCACCTGCTGGAGTTCGGCTATATCCAGCGGTACGCGTCGTACATGGGCAAGGACGGCAACTGGTACACGGCTGTACGGCCATCGATGCGCGGCAAGAAAGCCCCGAGCCGCACCGCCTCGCCGGCGGTGAAGGCCGCGTACTACGTGCCCCTGGCGACGCCGAAGCAGGTAGCCGCCCGCCCCTTCGTGCGCAAAGCGCAATCCGCGTTCGCGATCGCTCAACTGGCCGCCGAACAGAAACTGCTGGAGATCATCAACCGTGGCCCTGGAAAGTAAGCTGACCACCGCGCTCAAGGCCGTGTGCACGCGCACGTTCCCCGACTTCGCGCCATTCGACACCGCGCGCCCGTACGTGACGTATCAGCAAATCGGTGGCGCCGTGATTAAGCCGCTGGCGCGCGAAGTGCCGAACATGGAAAACGCTGAGATCCAGGTCAACGTCTGGTCGAACACCCGCGCCGAAGCCAAGGCGCTGATCAAGCAGATCGAGGCGGCGATCATCGCGGAGACCGGTTTCGTCGGCAAGCCTAGTGCGGCCGCCGTGTCCGACTTCGACGCCGATATCCCCGTCTATTGCAGCAGGCAGGACTTCAGCATCTGGTGCGACCGCACCTAGTTTTTCGTAGTAGCGCCCGCAAGGGCTTCAAACCAACCCGCCGATCGAAAGAGACGCGGGTTTTTTTATGCCCCTTGCGGGCCTATCCAATAGAAAGGAAGCACCATGGCGTACAACGTACCCGAGGGGAGCTTGCAGCAGTTCTCCGCAACCTTTGCTTCGGCAAAGACCATTACCGCAGTGACGAACGCCAACCCGGCGGTGGCCACCAGCACCGCGCACGGCTACACGACCAACGACGAGATCCTGCTGACCTCGGGCTGGGAAGATGCAACGGACACGGTTTTCCGCATCGAGGTGGTCGACGCAAACAGCTTCAAGATCCTGGGCCTGAACACCACCAACACCAGCTTCTTCCCAGCTGGCACTGGTACCGGCACCGCACAAAAGATCTCGGCATGGCAGACCATCCCGCAGGTGCTGACCATCGCCAGCTCCGGCGGTGATCCGAAATTCACCGAGGTCAACCCTCTGTCGAAGCGCAACGGTCTGAGCATCCCGACCGGCTTCAACTCCTCCAACCTGACCCTGACCTTGGGTCACGATGCCACGAACGCCACCTATCAGCAAATGCTGGACATCAGCCGCTCGCTGTCCAAAGTGGCATTCCGCCAGGTGCTGTCCGGTCCGTCGTACCAGTACGGTTACGGCTACATGGCCACCTCGGAAGTTCCGCAGTTGAACGCTGGACAGGTCAACCAAGTGACCTCCTCGCTGGCCTTCCAAGGCCGCGTCATCTCGTACTAAGCAGCAACCGAGCATAGGCCGGGGTGTGTCGCCTTCGCGGGCGCGCACTCCGGTACTAGCAATCACATCCTCCCGCGAAAGGAAACCGCAACATGGCAAAGCTGATCCTGGGCAAACCGCCCAAAACCATTTCCAAAGACCTGACCTTCCCAATGCTGGACGGTACCACCGGCAGCATCAAGGTCGATTTCAAGTATCGCACCCGATCCGACTACGCCAAGTTCGTTGACGACCAGGCCGAGAAGGTCAAGGTTCAGGCCGAGGCCGAGCTTGCAGCGATGAAGGCCAAGGCCGCCGAGCAGAAGGAGGCCGGCACGTCGATCGATCTGGGCATGCCGGAAGCCGACATGCAGGCGCGCAAGACCGAAAGCCAGGCCGATTTCATCCTGGGCGCGCTGGACGGCTGGAACCTCGATATTCCGTTCGACCGCGAGGCCGTCGTGCAGCTGGTCGATGAAGTGCCGCAAGCGGCGCAAACCATCATCGCCGCGTACCGCGAGGCGATGACCGAGGGCCGGCTGGGAAACTAAAAGCGGCCGCCGCGGCGTACTACGAAACGACGAACAAGAAGCAGGAAGCGAACCCGTTCGTCGCAGCCGTAGTTGCCGCCGGCGGCATCTTGAAGGAGTTCGAGGTATGGCCTGAGAACTGGCCGGTGGCGCTTCTCTTCTGCCACCTCCAGACCCAGTGGGTACCGGGCCCCAACGGCGTGTTGGGGATCAATTACCTGGTCCTTTACCACAAGCTCGATCGCATGAACCTGGAGCCCGCCGAGTATGAACAGCTCGAAATGGACATCCAGGTAATGGAACTTGCCGCACTCGAAAAAATGCAGGAACAAAAGGAGCAGGCAGCATGACGGAAGAACGGCGCGTCCAGCTTGTTGCGGAGGTTGACACCACCCGCACCAAGCAAGGCTTCAATGAGATCGGCCAGCAGGCCGAGAGCATGGCCACCAAAGTCAAAGCCGCCGGCGACCGTGCACAGAAAGGCGTCGACAACATCGGCGGCGGCGCCGAGCGCTCAGCCGCGCAGGTCGACCGCGCCCAGCGCAGTATCGCCAACGCCATCCAGCGTACTACCGTCGCCATGGAATCCGGCAGCCGCACCAGCGCCGCCTATTACGAGGCGCTGGCGCAACAGCGCGGCGTGGACCCGCAAAAGCTGACGCCCTACCTGAGCCAGCTGCGCGCCATCGAGGCGCAACAGAAAAACGTCGGCGTATCCGCTGCCCAAACCGCCGCCGCTCTGCGCGGCGTTCCCGCCCAGCTGACCGACATCGTCACCTCCCTGCAAGGTGGGCAGCAGCCGCTGACCGTCTTCCTGCAGCAGGGTGGCCAGCTGCGCGACATGTTCGGGTCAGCGGGCGCCGCCGCCAAGGCGCTGGGCCAGACCGTGGCCGGCCTGATCAATCCGTTCACCGTGACCGCCGCCGCCCTGGTGGCAATCGGCGTCGCGTACAACCAGGGCAGCAAAGAGGCCGACGAGTTCAATAAGTCGCTGGTGAAATCCGGCAATGTAGCCGGTACGACGACGGCTCAACTGACCGACATGGCGGCCAGCATCCGGGCGACTGGCGCCGCCACGCAGGGCGCCGCCACAGAATCGCTGGCCGCGCTGGCGGGCACCGGCAAAGTGGCGCGCGACAATCTCGAGGCATTTGCGGTCACCGCGATCAAGACCAACAAGTACCTGGACCAGAGCATCCAGGATACGGCCAAGAATTTTGCTGACCTGGGCAAGTCGCCCGTCAAAGCGTCCGAGCAGCTGAACGAATCGCTCAACTACCTTACGTCGTCGGTCTACGCGCAGATCAAGGCCCTCGAGGAGCTGGGCAAAACGAACGAGGCTGCCGAAGTCGCACAGAAGGCCTACGCCTCGGCGCTGGACGAGCGGGCGGACAAGATCAAGGGGCAACTCGGCACCATCGAGAAGGCCTGGCAAGGCGTTACCGGCTTCGCGAAGAAAGCATGGGATGCGATGCTGGACGTCGGCCGCGACGACACGCCAGAAGACAAGCTCAAAAAGGTGCAGGAGCAGATCGCGAAGCTGCAGGCGAACCGCTTCGGCTTTATCGGCGCCGGTGAGGCGCGCGAACGCCTGCCAAGCCTGAAGGCCGAAGAAGCTTCGATCGAGCGACAGATTGCGCTGCAGAAGACCATCGCCGGCCTGGATGCGGAGAAAGCCCGCTTCAATGCCGCCGACATCGCCTGGATGAAGGCTGGCGAGGAATTCCTTACCAAGAAGGAAAAGCTCGAGCGCGAGATTGCCAAGACTCGCCAGCAGGGCTTGGACGCCGGGATTTCGGATTCCGACATCGAGGCCCGCGTGGCCAAGGTCCGGGAAAAGTTCACCGAGAAGGGCAACAGCGAGGCCAAGGCTGCATTCAATGACCTGATCAACAGCCAAATCGAGGCCATCAAGCGCCGCGGCGACGTGGAAGATACCGTCGCCCAGCGCTCCACAGACGCCCTGGAAGCCAATCGCGCCGCTGGGCTGGTCACCGAGCGCGAGTACATCGAGGCAGTCGCCCAGTTGCAAGAGGCCGGGTTCGTCCGCGAAAAGACGCGCTTGGAAGCCGAGCTGGCGCTTACCAAACAGAAGGGCAACAGCGAGAAGGATCAGGCTGCGCTTCGCGGTCAAATCAGCGCAGTTGAAGAGAAGGCCATCACGCGCCGACTGAAGGCACAAAACGACCTGGCAGTCCTAGAGGCAAAAGAAGTCCGTGACTCCATCGTTGCGTCGGCGGCGCGCACCGAGAAGCTCCAGGCGGGCAATGCCGCACTCGAAAAGCAAATCGAGGCCCAGCAGCAGGCCAATGCGCAGATTGGCATGTCCAAGACGCAGATTGCCGATCAAAACCATGCACTGGCCGAAGAAGCCGCTACCCGCAAGGAAGTGGCCGCCAGCATCCTGGAAACCACTGCAGGCCGCGAAAAGGAAGCGGAAGAACTACGCAAGCAAGCCAAGCTGCTCCGCGAGTCCGCGCGCGTGGCGCGCGATGGTCTGCTGAAAGCTGAGGACTATGAGAAACAGCGCGCGTTCTGGACCTCTGTGGAGGACGTGGCGCACCAGACGTTCATCAGCATTGCCGACGGCGGCAAGAGCGCAGCGCAGCGCCTGAAGGATACCTTCAAGAACATCTTCTTCGACTGGCTCTACCAGATGACGGTCAAGAAGTGGATTGTCAACATCAGCGGCCAATCATCCGGGTTCAGCTTCTTCGGGAACAGCCCAAGCGCTGGGCCAGGCGCGCAAAGCGCTTTCGGGAACGTCACAAATCTCCTATCCATCGGGAAAACCATCTATAACGGATTTGCTGGTGGTATCGCTTCCTCGCTCAGCGGAATTGTCACGTCACTTGGCAATACTTTCGGCTCGCAGGCGGTATCGGCTTTCGGCACAGGGATGCGGTTGACCAGTTCGCAGGCGGCGGCAGCGTCCGGTGCATTCTCCTCTGCTGGCAACACCACCGCAGGCGGCGGGATTTCCGCTGGTTCCAGCGCCGCTTCGGTGATTTCGGCGGCGGGCTGGATTGCTGCCGGCATGGCGATCGCGGACGGCCTGTTCAAGTCAGGCTTCAACAACCCGAGCACCGTGCAGAAAAAAGACATGGTGCACCCGCTCGTAGGCGAATCGCTGCTCGGCAATAAGCTGCTGCAGGCGATTGGCCTGTCGAGCCGCACCGCAAACATTCTGTCCGGCGCGAGCGTTGTGACCGCCCTATTCGGGCGCAAGAGTCCTGTGATCGAATCCCAGGGCATCCGGGGCACGATCACAACGGGCGGGTTCTCCGGCGAGGATTTCGCCAACGTTCTGCAGAAGGGCGGCCTGTTCCGCAGCGACAAGCGCTCAGTAAAGACCTCGCCCATCACCGGCGAGCGCGATGCATCGCTGGATAGTTTCGTTACCGGCGCCGTCGAATCTGTTCGCGCCCTGGGCAAGGCGCTGGGCGCCGAAGCGTCCGTCATCGATGGCTACAGCAAGCAGATCAACCTGACGTTGGGTAAGGACGAGGCGGAGAACAAGGCCGCTATCGAAAAGGCGTTCGGCGGTATCGCCGATGACCTGGCCAACCTGCTGGTGCCGAACCTCGCACAGTTCAGCATCGAGGGCGAGACCGCCGCGACCACGCTGCAGCGCGTCGCCACCGAATTCCAACTGGTCGGCGCATCGCTGGAAGCGATCGGCGCGAATGTCGACAATGCGTTCGGGGCCATCGGCGTTGCCTCGCTGGCCGCGCGCGAGCGACTGATCACGCTGGCCGGCGGCATCGAAGCGCTTGTCTCGCAGACAGACTTCTTCTCGCAGAACTTCCTAACCGACGAGCAGCGCATTGCCCCGATCCAGAAACAGGTGAACGAGGCGCTGGCAGCCCTGGGGCAATCGAGCCTGAAGACCACCGCACAGTTTAGCGAGGCGGTGCTGGGGCTGACCAATTCCGGCGCGCTGGCGACCGAGGCCGGCGCGAAACTCTACGCTGGCCTGCTGGCGATTGCGCCGCAGTTCAAGGCAGTTGCCGACTATGCGGAGCAGGCCGGCCGAGCAGCATCTGAATTCGCCAAGCAGCTTGCCGAGCAACGATCCGCCCTGGAGGGCCGGATTTTCGACCTGTCGCACACGCCGGGCGAAGCGCTCGCGCGCCAACGTCAGGCGGAACTGGCGGCCATGGATGCCAGCCTGCGCCCGCTGCAAGAGCGCATCTACCTGCTGCAGGACGAGAAGACGGCGGCGGAGGCAGCGCGCAGCGCTGCCCAGTCCGCCTTCGGCAACCTGCAAGACGCCATCGGCCGCGAGCGGCAAAAGGTCATCGACCGGTTCTCCCCGCTGGTCAACGCCTTCAGCAATTCGATAAACAGCATCGGCCAGTCTATCGACCGTACCCGCAGCATCATCAAGCTGGCACGCGACACATTCAATAGCTTCGCGCTATCTGGCGACGAGGCAGCATCTCGCGCGCGTGCCCGCCAGCGCTTGAGCAATATGGCGCGCGGCGGCGGCATGCTGGACGAGGACGAGGTGCGGCAAGCGATTGCCGATGCGACCCAGTTCAACGAAAGCGATTTCTCCAGCGCTTTCGAATTCGAAAAGGCGGTTGCACAAACCCGCAACGACCTTTTGTCCATCGGCGACCGGGCTGAAAAACAACTGGACGGGCAGCAGCAAACATTGTTGTTGATCCAGTCTTGGAAGGCAGAGCAAGAAGCAGCGCAGGCGAAGGAGCTAGGTGTCCTAGATCGGCAGCTAGAGTCGGCGCAAGCGCAGATCGATGCGATCAACGGGGTGAATACATCCGTGCTGACCGTACGCGATGCCCTCTCCGCCTTTTCCTCCGCAGTGAGTGCGGCGCGCGGTGTCGGGGCCACGCCAGTAAGCAACGTTGGCGGCGCCGGGTCGCGCCCGATCGTACCCGTTACCGGTGGCATCCTGACCGGCGCCATCCCGAGCGGCGGCAACGACTACATGACGCGCTTCTGGGAGGGCACCTCCCTCGACGCCTTCCGCAACGGGCTGATTAAGACCGAGGCGCGTGTCGCGCCTGAGCGCGTGGCTTCCGCCATGGCGCCGATAAGCGCCGTCGCTGGATTGGAAAAGCGCATGGAATCCCTGGAGACGGTGATGACGACCAGCATGGCGAATCTCGTTACCGCCAGCCAGTCCACCGCCGCCACGCTTGAACAGTTCAACCTGCAAGGCATGCCGGGCGAACGCACATAAGGAAAACAGCATGAGCTTGCGCGTGATCCGTCCCGCCTTCGAAACAGTGGAGGCGGTCTTCCCTAAGCTTGTCTCGTCCGACTTCGCGGAGTCGGTTGACGGAACCGTCTGGAGCAATGTGACCGCCTACGCGGTCGGCCAGCGCGCCTACATATCGGGGTCCGTGCATAAGCTGTATGAATGCCTGGTCGCGCATACCGACAAGTACCCGCCCAGCAATGTCGAGGGCGCCACGACGGGCACTATTTATTGGGCCGAGGTGAGTTACACGAATACCTATCGCATGTTCGATACGGTCAATTCCAGCGTCAGCACGGCGACCGGCCCTGCCAATAAAGTCGTGGTATTCGACCCAGGCCGAATTAGCGCACTGTT